ACGACACCTTCAAAGCTAGTGTTACAAAATCATCTGGTAAATCTTTGACGTCTGTTGCGTACTGACGGTGCGCGTACCTGTCGGAACCATCGTCTGCTTCCCACATTACCCTGTCATAAATAAGAACAGGAGTGTCAGCAAAAATAATGTCATTGCCTTCTTCATCTTCAAACCATGTTGATAGTGCGGCCAACGTCTCAGTCGGGTCTTGATAGTCCAGGTTCGTATATGCAACCTCATTGCTATCAAGCCACTGCCTTATTGTCGCGCAAGCGGCTTGACCTGGTTTCGCATACAGATGTACTTCGTCATAGCGAATAGTCATGTTAAGCCTCATAAAAAGATAGTGATACGTATATCGTAGTTGAGCCTTTAACCAAGAGCGCCGTATATATGGTCTCTTTGTCGGCGGCAGTTTGCACCGCAGGTTGTGTACTTGAACTGTTGTATTTGATACTGAAGCCCGTTGGAGCGGCAAAGGTAAATGTCCTGCCGCCTGTACCATCCTGCTTTACAAAGATTGTCACCGTGCGCGCCGTACCTGCTGGCAGTTCATCTGTATCAGGTAGCGTGACAGTGGTGTCGCCCGTCAGCGTGTAGCTGACATTGTTGGTTGCGTCTGGAACAGTGACAGAACCAGAGACGTTTGTGTTAGACGCCATAACTTCTTGGAAGTTTTCTAGCGTTACGTCTGTTGCCTTGTTGTTGTCAAAGTCTACGTCTCCAGACATCGTGCCGCCAGCCAAAGGCAACTTAGCGGCAATCGCATTGGTTGTTGTGCTGGCAAAATTGGCGTCGTCACCAAGAGCGGCGGCTAACTCGTCGAGGGTATCTAGTGCCGCAGGTGCGCTGGATACAAGGTTGGCAACCTCTGTGTCTACGTAACCTTTGGTAGCGGCATGACCTGTAGCTGTCGGAGTGGCGACTGTAATTGTGTTAGTTGTTGTCGCGCCCACATCAGTCAGGGCTTGCAGTGTGAAGTTTGTTGGGGTGTACGAAGAGCCGACAAACATAGGAACTTGGTTTGCTGACGGTGCAGTCGCCGCTACGTTTGCCAAATCCTGAAGGTTTACGCTGGCAAAAGCCGCAGACGTAACCCAAGAACTACCGTTGTATACCTTGAGTTGGTCGTTCGTTGTGTCATACCAGAGGTCGCCCTCGCCAATATTAGCGCCTGTAGGAGCATTTGCGCTAATGAAGTAAGTGTCAGCAAAATTGTTTACGTCTGCGAGGTTGGTATTGACGTTATTGATTGCAGTTAGCGCGCCATTCACATTGTTAATAGCTGTCACTGCACCAGCTACAGCAGTGACATTGGTGTCAATAGCGGCAACAGAGGTTACGTCTGAGTCTACAGCCGCAACCTTATTTACGTTTACCGAGTTACTATGGACAGCATTAATAGCGGTTAATGCGCCAGCTACATTATTTACATTTTGTATGTCGGTTGCGACTGCGCCAATCGTGTCTGAACCCGACAAGTCGGTGGCGACAGTACCTATGTCTGTAGCATCTCCAGCAACAGCGGTAACGCTGGATGAAATATTTGCGACTGCGTTTATGTTAGGAATAGCTCCTGCAACCGCACCGATGTTGTTTGAACCAGTGATGTCGGTGTTGATGTTTGTAATTTCAGTAAGTTTGCCCTCGACGTTATTAACCTTAGTTATGTCGTTGCCTACGTTATTAACATTACCAATCGAACCAGCAACAAGATTGATGTTTGTTATACCAGTGGCGACTGTCGTAACAGGAGCATTGGTGGCGTAATACTTGGCTGAGAAATCACTTGAGTTACCTACAGTCCCAGACGTTTTGGTAGCCCAGTCTTTTGCCGAGCCGTCGCCTGCGTCCACACCTGTACCGCCAATAGCCCAAGCCTTAGCAGAATACTCACTGCCTGTAACCGCACCGTCCACTTTGTTAGCGTAGTCAGCAACCAAAGAGCCATTGATAATCTTTTGGAATTTTGACAGGTCTGGTGTCGCATTGCTCGATGTGTGCGCCACAGTACAGACAAAAGTGTCTTGGTTCTGGGTCACAATATCCAGAGCCTTGTAAGCTGTGGACGTGGCGTATGCGCCACGTGCGTTGAATATTTCAACGCCTGTTTCTACAAAAGCATTGCCCGCGCCAACACGGACTTCAAGTTTATTGTTGTCTGCGGCATCTACTTGAAACGTAAAAATGGTTGGGTCAAACAGACCGTCACTGCTTTTAAAAATGTCTCCTAGCAATGCGCTGAGTTGGCGTCCGCCAATCTCTGCGTTCTCCATATACGTATCGAGTACATGCTCTCCAGTATTAACTGAGACGAACCTAAGCTGTTCACCTGTGGGACGTGTAATACCCATTATAGCCTCCCTTTAAGATTGGTGACTTCTATCTCTAGCTCACGAACCCTTGCCTGTAGTTGCGCTATGATTTGGGCATTAGTCGAACCCCACTCAAGCTGGTTGTAGTTTGTTTGTTCAAAAACAGCCTTTACGTACTCCGCAGTTTTTACGGGTACATCGACTTCCAGTGCCTTGGCTTTATCGTTGAGAATTTCAGTGGTCATCTTATCCTGCCTCTCTCATGGGAACTAAGTTTCCTTTAGAAACTTCGTTTTGAATTTGCTCGTTAGGCTGGACGGATGCACCACGCATTTTCTCCATCATAGCCAACTGCTGGCTAGGGGTTGCGCCCTGCTGACGCTCCTCTTCAGAGATGCGGAACTGGTCTAGGTCTGAGATGCCCAAAGCACGTATGGCTTCTTCTGCAATCTTGCCCATTTTGTATTCCATGTTCAGCCCAGTCTGAGACATGATTTGCAACATGTTCATCCACGTCTCAGCGTTACGGGTCGGCTCGACTGGCAACGTGCCGTCGATTACTAGGTAATCAACCTTGCCTTGGAGGTCATTCTGGTTGAAGTCGATGTATCCATCCTCAACCATATCAGCCAACTGGCTCGGCATTTTGTCTGGGTCAATCTTGATTGAGCCATCAATCTCTACTGCGTCTTGGATGTTGGATACCATCATCCGCACCATGGGACGTATTGTTGTTGCAGAAATTACACGACTAAGCACCCCTAGACGTTGTGAACCAAGTTGTGTGAGACGTTGTATCTCTGTCGCAGTCCGTACGTCTGGGGTCGGCATGCCTTGTTGCGCGTCTGACGCGCTTGAAACACGCTGTTTTAAATCAGACATAGCAGTAATGTCGTTCCAATGGCCGCGGGTTACGTCTGGAACCTGAGCGATGAATACACCATCCCCAGGCTTAGACCCAGGCATTGTTCTGACAACACCCCAAGGATTTCGGTCTATAAGGTCTGGAACCATAACTTGCGTTGGGTCTACGAAGATAAGATTGTTAAGTGCGGCCTGAACGTTGTCGATACGACTACGGAGCAACCAAGTCGCAATGTCGTGCATTGGAAGCATGAGGTCATACAAAGACTGACCCCAAGTCTTATGGTTGTCGTTGTATAGGCCACCCATAACAACAGGGAACTGGCGTCCATAAGGATTGAGTTGCATGCGTATACATACATTCTCATCGAGAATGGTTATGACCATCCATACTTGGTCGATTGTTGGTATGCCAATCTCATGTCCAGCAAAACGAACCCAGCACTCGTCAGTAACGCGCGCGTCACCCAGCGTAAAGTAAGCATGGTCCATACGCTCGCGCTGATTTGGGGAAGCGGGGTCTATGTTCAGACCTCTGCCTTCTTCTTTGTGCCAGCGGTGTGCATCCCATGAGTTACGGGGCGGGGCAATTCTGTGTCGTAAGGATGGGTGCTTTTCTAGTTTGGGGTACAGCTTACTGCTCGCCAACGTATTGTATGAGACGTAATCGGTAAACACGACATACTGCCATTGCTCCCAGTCACCCCACGATACTCGTGGGTCTGGGAAACAACGTCTTGGGTCAAAGTTAACAATACGGTTTTGGTTCTGCCCTGCATCCCAAACAATCTTTGTTGGCGCAAACCCATAGCGTATAGAGTCCAAAAGCATTTGGGCTATTCTGGCCTCACCTGCCGTCCTACGCATCTGACTGTGTAGAACACGCTCTAAGATACTCGACACTTTACGGCTTGAACGGTTAAGGCCTTCAAGCTGGAACATCGGATTGCGACCACCAAGAGCGGCCATAAGATAAGTAAGCACTGTATCTGCTACAGCACGAGTGTCAGCGATTACCGCTTTCTCACGAAACTGGGTTGCGTCTGGCGGCACGTATACATCGTGCGCTCTGTCTGCTTCCATCCAGTGGTCGTATCTTTTTTTAATCTTATGATAAGACATGTCCACACAGGACTTGACGTAATCCACAATCCTGCGCTCTTCGTCTTCCGTCAGGTCGTCGGATATGTCTTCATAAGATGTTAGTTTCTCAGCAAGACGGGACAAATCAACGATTTGTCCGTCTGTCGGTGAGAAAGCGTAATCAGCACTATATAATTTTTCATCAGCCATGTTGAACACTTTGCCTCAAAAGTTAGATTTGGTCGTCCCGACGCTTACAATTCACCCCATCCTTTAAAGATAGAGTTACCTAATTTAGATGACAGGCTGTCCTTCGCCCTAGACACATCCTGTAGTAAGGAGTTGCCCATATTAAGAGAGCCAAAAACTGTTTCAGGGGTGACAGCCTGTCTACTTAGAATATCTACTGCCATAGACAATGCGTCCACCTGGTCATCGTGTCGGCCGCTTGGGAAAGAAACGCACTCGTCTACAAAATCATCAAGCCAGTTGGCCTTTTGCGGTAGGAACACCCTGCCACCCTGTATCATTGGAGTGATGCTGTTTACACGGGACACCTTGTCAGCCTGAACCTTATATGGAACCACCGCCATACCAGACTCGCGGCGCAGGTCTTGGATAATAGACTGACCACTCGCCTTGTCCTCAATGTATATCGCGCGCAATCCACTGCCTCGCCACACAGCATTGATAGATATAAGCCGCTGTCTAAGTTCAGGGAAGTCCCACCTGCCGCGATGGACGTCTACTATATATATGTCACCGTCCTGAGATAAGCCTGCTACCACCGCAACACTGTAGTCCGCTGTTTCAGTTTTTTTGAACGCAGTATCGGCCGCAATGATAAGTGTCTGGAACTGACGCGGGTTTAAATCTTCTGGATAGTACCGCCACCACTCCGACTTCAAAATATTACCGCCCTCGATGTAGGGCTTTTGCTGGTATAGAGAAGCAAAGTCTCTGGGGTTCAGTCGCTCGCGTCTACGTAACTCTTCTAGCGGAAATCTTTCTGGCCACAACGCCACTTCTTTTTCTTCTGAGACGTATCTTTTAGCTTTAGATATATTCGGTAGCTCTCCAGCCTCCACATACATTGGGTGGTCTTTAGGTAAGTTGCGTCTACTAACTTTTTTACCGCCTACTTTCTTAATGGCTGGGTAATCAAGGTGCATCCACATACCTTCTTTCCAGTCTTGCGTCTCCATAAGACGCCCAGCTAGGTCGTCTGGATGCCACCGCGTAAGAATGACAATTTGACTTGGTAGCCGCCCTTGTTTATCTGGCTGAAGTCGGGTTGATAGCGCCGCAGTATAGAAGTCCCATATCTTATTACGCTGGGTCGCGGACTCAGCGTCCTCACGAGACTTAACTGGGTCGTCAACTATTAGAAGATTGGCGGGACGACCCGTGGTCGTGCCGCCTATACCCACACCGAAGTAAGCGCCGCCCATTTCTGTACGCCAAACGTCTGCGGCCCGACTGTCACTAGCCATGGTGAAGTCAGGGAACGCCTGTTGAACTTCTACGCCGCTTGATGTGTCCCGAACTTGCCTACCAAAGTCGCTGGCCAGCATTGCGTTGTAGGAGCATGACAGGATATACCGCTCTGGGTTCTTAGCCATAAAGTAAGCGGGGAATAATACGGTAGAAAATGTAGATTTAGCGTGTCGAGGGGGCATGGTCACTAGCAAGTTTCTGGCTTTACGGCCGTCGGTATCTTCTAGCAAACCTTTTTCTAGCAAATCTAGCTTACCAATTAAGTCTAACTGGAAGTCAGCAAGCTCGAAGTCGGGATGTATTAACTTTACAAACCCAAGAAAGGAGTTTTCTGCGTCCTGAATCTTGAGTAGGTGTTTTGCCGCCTCTTTTCTTGAAACACTCACCTTTTAAATCCCTTTTTCAAAACGCGAGACCCTTTTATTTCATTGGCAACGGCTTTGTCATGGATGGAATCAGCCATGATTTTAAAGAAGTGGTCCATAATTGCCTCTTGTTTGCGGTCTTCTGGGACACCATCTAGGCTCAGGTCACTCATCGCGCTCGCGAATGACTTCAGCGTCTTGTTCGATATTAGAGCGTCCTTCTGTGGGTTGGATACCAACCCCTTTTCCTTCGTCATTTTGTGTTCCTTCTGGTTCTACGTCGATTATGTCTTCTACCCCAGACGCAATCGCCTCTAATTCTGTGCGAGACATCTCAGTTAAAGACTTATGGCTGTGTTCATGTTGGTGATATGAGGCTGATAGGTCTGGTATTACCTTATTTAGTAGGTTTGAAAAGACCCTGGCCTGCGTAGGCGACCATTCTCTGTGTCCTTTTAGTACCTCATCTGCCATCACAATATGGTTTGACATGTTTTTCGCTATTTGACCACGCAAATTTGCGACCTGATTGGGCGATAAAGCTACTTGGCCAGTAGCGGTTTGGACACTTACCCTGCTTGTAAACTTAGTTCTTGGCATTATTTCTCCTGACGTTTTCAAATTTGCTCGCGAGTCGAGAGGGGTCGGTGACGTGACACCAGCCACGCCGCAGGCGGTCGGCGGTATACCCCCCGCCCCCCATGCAGGTGACACACCTGCGCCACATGCCCGCGGAAACTCGTGCAAAACTGCGGTTTGCGCTCCCCTCCTAGGGGAATTTCGTGGCCGCGCGTTTTGGGACTGCTCCCAACGTGCGCAGACGATAGCTTGTGTGAATCAACCCTAACCATTTCAAGAGTTTACGTGTACGCGCATGACGCGTCGTCCGCGCGCGCACATCCCTAAAGGGGTAGGTGTTCTGTGGTGGAGGCATAGGCTTCCACAGGGCAATTCCGCCCGCATGTACGAAGGAGAAATCACATGTACACACAAGTAAGCATCAAGAACATCGCGCAAGGCGTGAACGACAACCCCGCAACTCGCGCGGACGCAATCGCAGAAATGCAAAAACGCGTCACACGCGACGAGGCCAAGCTCGCGCAAACGGGCAAGGGCGAGGGCAAGCTCGCACGTGAGCGGAAATTCCTCGCGCAACTCGAATCGGGCGGCGCGTTGGACGCCAAGGCCGCGTTCCAGTCGGATGATTCACCCGCGCAGGTTAAACCCGCGCAAGTGACCGAACAGCCCAAGGTCACGCAACGCGCGATGCTCGACGCAATGCGCGAGGCTGACCCCGAAGCGCTGGCTGTCGCGTTCGCGTTGCTCAAAGCCTAACGCGCTCGCACCTGACCCCTGTCGCAGAAATGCGGCAGGGGTTTTTTTTGTGCGTTTTTGTCGTTCGCACAAGAGAACAACACCAACACAACGACAACACAAACAGCCGAAGGAGAAATCACATGGCTCGATTAACACCAATACTTGACCGCGAGGTCATCGAAGACAACACCAACGCATTGTGGGAGGACATTCACGCGCTGGACTATCCAGCAACGGATGAAGACCCCAACACAGTTTGGGCGTTTGTCATGTTCAATCAACCACGTCTCGCGGGGGTGAATAACGATGAGTAAATCAATCGACGACCTCATGCGTGAAGACGCGGCAGGCAAGGATTTATATTCCGAAACATTCCGCGCATATCAACAACGTCTCAAACGCGAGCGTGCTGACAGGTTCGTGATGCACACCTGCATTGTGCTTATCAGCTTCGTGATTGGGTTCGTGTTGGGCGTTGCCGTATGAGCAACACCCACAGGTTTACTCCCAGACTAACCAACGGGAGACGACTTGAGTGCCTGTTGTCGGACAACGACATCAGGCTCATCAAGCGTGGCGACTGGCAAGCCACTGTCACAGACCTCAACACAGGTCTGCAACTCAACGTCGAAGGTGCTGATTGCAACCTGCCAGGTTGCAAGTGCGATGCTGTTGTAATCAACACAGACGACTACATCAACAACGAGAGAGGTAAACATGACT